CAAAAAGAATTATTAGAATTATATAGTTCTTGGTTGAGACTTAATCCAAAAGTTAATCTTGGTCATGATAATGATTTGCATTGGGTATTAGCTGATTTAATTCATTATGATTGGTATAACAATGAAGGTGGTTCTGGTGATGTAATATGGTATTTGAAAAAACATAAAATAGTAGTAGATGGTTACCAAAATTACTATGGTCAATATGAAGCTAAAGAAGCTTACAAACTAGATGGTAGTGATCCTGTAAGAAAGTATAAGGATATAGGCTAATGAAAGCATTTAATCATTGTAAATCTAGTGTCAAGTATTTTGGTGGTATAGAAGATGATTATTGGCATATACATGATTGGTTTGACCAAACTAAAGATCATTATGGTGATATAAGACATCGTGCTTTAAGGCATCATACATTAGGTGTTAAAATGTGTGAAGAACAAATTGGAATAACAATAAAGAACTCTGATGGTAAAATAATACCAGTACGCTCTATAGCAGAGCAACACATAAGAGAGGATCTAGGCTTTATTCCTACAGTTCAAGATTGGCTTAAAGAAATTAAACCTAAATCATGGATGGCAAGTAATAGAAGAGTTGTAAAGAAAGAAATGAATTTAATGTAGTCATGTCAGTCACGGAGATACTAGATGAAAAGGTTAATCCTTTAAAATGCTAGATGTTCTAAGAGAACCTGTATGGCGCTGTATTAACTAAGTGATTTCCGCTACTATGGAATAAGCTCAGCCGACAGAAAACGATTTATCGTATTCAGGGTTACAGTTGCATTGGCTACATTAATAAATTTAGGGAGGTAGTGCGTAACCTGCAGGTAGAAGAGTGACCATAAGCTTCGCGTCATTTACTACCTCCTTAAATCACTTGTAATATTTGTCCGCTTTTAGTAAATTATAACCCCTCAAAAAAGGAGCAATTAATGAAAGAAACTAAAGAAAATGAGGATACAGCGACCTCTCAAAATAGCGCTGAAAGAAGAAAAGATGAATGGAAATCAGATAATATAGAAAAATTAGCTGAAGCATTATCTGGAGCACAATCAGAAATGAAAGGTGCTAAAAAAGATAGTGTTAATCCATTCTTTAAATCAAATTATGCTGATTTAGACACTGTAATTAAATCATGTTTTCCACAATTAACTAAGTATGGTTTATCTGTTATTCAAGGTACAGATACAGATAGTAAAGGTGGATTTTATGTAACTACAATGTTAATGCATAAATCTGGTCAATGGATTAAATCAAAATTGAAAATGCCAATCACTAAACCTGATGCTCAGGGAGTGGGTGCTACTATTACTTACGCTAGAAGATTTAGTTTATCTGCTATGGTAGGTATTGCACAAACAGATGATGATGGCAACTCAATACAGTTAACTGATAAAAAACAATAAAGGAGTAAACAATGGCAATTAAAACAATGTCAGCGTCCACAGGTGGAGGCAATTTCTCTGAAGGATGGCACGAAGTAACTATTACTAAAGCCGAATACGGAGTTTATAATGGTACTGATGGTGATAAAAGATACTTAGATGCATGGTTTCAGGATTATCCTGAGAATATGAATATTCGTGTCTATGAAACTTTTAACAAAACAGACAAAACTGAATTTAAAATAGCAAATTTCTTTAAATATGCTAATGCAGGTATTGTTGGAGTGTTAAAAGATCCTAACGGAAAGCATCCTCTAATTCAATATGATGATGAAGCCTCTGGTTTAATTGGTAAAACTGTAAATGTTTATCTTTACAAAGAAACTAAAACAGGTAACAATTATAGTCGATTATTTGACGATATTGCACCTATAGTTCAAGAAGGTGAACATTTATCTTACGACAGTAAGGCTGTTGAATCTATAAAGAAAGGTGTTCAGACAAGATGTAATAAATTACATAATGCATCTGGATACGATAAAGTTGTAGACTCAGCAAGTGAAGCTTGGGCTGGAATACCTGAGTAAAATATAATCTGTTGGGAATCTGAAGTTCCTGTTTACAGGGCGGTGATGTATTTGAGGTTTTAATAACTTCTAACAGTTTTGATACAGCTCCTAGAAGAGAAATGCGGGTAGTGCAACACGGGTGTCGTGTCAGATTAAATTAAGGAGAAATATGGTATTTAAAAGAAACAAAAAGTATAGAGCAGTATTAAGTGAAGTAAAACCTTCGCATTGGATGGATGAATGTCCCCTGTTTATTGATGATACAGGGTTTGGTTTGTTCCCAGTGTATAAAACAGGAGGTCCTACAGGTAGATTTCCTAAAAATCATCAACAACTAATTTTAAAGCAAATAGAGAAGGAGTGAAAATGACTGTAAGAGAACATATAACTAATAAATTAAATGGTCTTTTGAAGTATGGGATTACAACATTTAAAACGTCAGATATACAAGAGTTAGCATATATAGGAAGACATGATTTTGGCAAATTCTTAGGTAGTTCTGAAACATACACCAGAGAATTCAGAAGAATGAGAACAGATGGTATTATTGAAGTAAAAAAGTTAGATAGAAAAAACAGACAACAAATATGGAATATAAAATCAGTTAAAGACTAAGGAGATAATATGATTAAAGAATATGCATTTGGGTTATCTAACAGACATCATTTTGGTGATGTTAGTGATGTAGAAAAGTATGGCGGTATGGCTCAAGATACCTTTATGTCTTTATGGGATTATGACAAACATGTAATAGATTTTGTGAAAGAAAAGAAAACATTGTCTAGTTATGATGGAATGTTATATATGCCAGATGAATTCATATTAGATGTTGATGGAACAAATCCTGAAAATGCTCAAGATAAAGCTATTGGATTGAGTATAATGCTAGATGATATGTGTATTCCATATAGAGTCTACTTTTCAGGAACAGGGTTTCATTTAGGTATACCAGGTGATTCATTTAGATGGAAACCATGTACAGATTTACATTTAAAAGTTAAAGACGAACTAAAAGCAAAAGGTATTTATGAGTATGCAGATTCTTCTGTGTCTGATAAAACGAGATTAATTAGAGTCGTTAATACTTTGAACAGTAAATCTAAATTATGGAAAATACCATTAGAGTTAGGTGAATTACAATGGACTATAGCAAAAATACAAGAATTGGCTAAGACTAAAAGATCTACTCTTAAATGGACAACCTTAGAATGTGAGCCAGTATTTGACGTATTAGAAAGAAAATCTATAGCTAGTGATAAAACATTTGAAAAAGTGTCTTTAGGTAAGAACCCAGATCCTGTATGGTATCCTTGTATACAAAAGATGATGGATGGTAGTGGACAAGGTTCAAGGCATCAAATAGCTTTAAGGGTAGGCGCATTTCTAAGATGGCGTTATCCAGAACATGTAGTAAGATTAGTAATGGAAGATTGGCGAGAGAGAGTTGATTTACCAGACCATCCTTTTAGTAAAAAAGAGATGGACAAAATAGTGACCGATTGTTATGAAGGACATAATGGAAACGGATATAATTATGGTTGCAGTGATGTTCATATGGATAAACATTGTCAATCTACTTGTAGGTTATATAAGTCTAAAGTATCTCAGAATACAATGGATGCTGAAACTATGGAAAAAGAATTAGTGGAATTCTTAAGCAGAAACCACAATCCTATTGATATAGGAGAACCATATGGTCAGAAATTCCCTGTATATCCTGGTGAAGTAGTTATATTACAAGCTCCACCTAAGTCTATGAAAACAATGTTACTGCAAAATCTTATTACAAGATTTAAAAGACCAACTTATTTTATGGAAATGGAAATGAGTCCCAGACAAATGTGGATGAGATTTGTTATGATACAAAATAAATGGTCTGAGGAAGAATTAATAGAATATTATAGCCAATATGCTAATGGAATCAGTAAAGATTTCGAATGGTTAACTGTTGACTATAGTAGCTGTTATCCTCACGAAATAAGTAAACGTATTATGATGTTACCAAGAAAACCAGAAATAGTGGTTGTAGATCATATGGGTTTATTTAGAAGTAAAAAATCAGATAATAATATGAAAGTCGAAGAAGTATCACAGGCTTTAATGGAGTTGGCAGTACAAAATAATATAATAGTATTTGCTGTATCAGAAATAACAAAAAGTGCTTTTGCTGAAGGTATGAATATAGC